GTAAAAACATTCGCATGAGAAAAAAAGAAAACCCTATAAGAAAAACTACTACAGGTAAGGGTGCTAATTATAGAAAAACAAAATCTGGAGCTGGAATGACAGCTAAAGGTGTACAAGCTTACAGGGCCGCAAATCCTGGAAGTAAATTAAAAACAGCCGTGACTGGTAAAGTGAAAAAAGGGTCAAAAGCTGCAAACCGACGTAAGTCGTACTGTGCAAGAAGCGCAGGTCAATTAAGAAACTCGTCAGCTAAAACACGTAACGATCCTAATTCTCGAATCAGACAAGCACGGAGAAGATGGAAATGTTAAATGCAATTAGAAACAGTAATAAATAAAACTTTAAGATTCCTAGATTCAAGAATAGAACAATTGTCAATTTCAGTAACGTCCGGAGGTATTGACAATATGGAAAATTACAAGTATATAATAGGACAAATAAACGCCTACGAGGCAACTAAACAGGAAATCTCTAACCTGCTAAATGATAAGGAGCACAATGAAGGAACAGTCATCGATATTAACACCAAACAATGATCTTGTTGGTGTAAAAAAATCAGAGAAAAAAGAAAAGAAAGAACCTAAGTTACCAAAACCTACTGGGTGGAGGATGATAGTTTTACCTTTTAAAATGAAAGAGAAAACTAAAGGTGGATTAGTATTAGCTGAAACAACTATAGAGAGGCAACAAGTTGCATCTCAAGTTGGATTAGTTTTAGCTATGGGCGATCAATGTTATAAGGATAAAGAACGATATCCCGATGGCCCGTGGTGCAAGGTCAATGATTGGGTAATGTTTGCACGTTACGCCGGATCACGGATCAAGATAGATGGCGGAGAAATGCGTCTTCTAAACGACGACGAAGTATTAGCAACAATCGATAGTCCAGAGGACATATTGCATGAGTTTTAATCATAGGAAGGAGTAAACTATGCCAGACGAAGAAAACAAAATGGTACCTATAGATACATCAGGACCTGATGCTACTGTAGATATTGAAGAAGTAAAAGAAGAAGCCGTTGTAGAAACGGAAAACACGGAACAAGATACAGGAACAGATAAATCATTTGAAAATGAAAGAGAAACAAAGTTAGATGAAAAAAAATCAGACGAGGAATTAGAAGACTACAGTAAAGGTGTTCAATCTCGTATTGCGAAATTAACTCGTAAGATGAGAGAAGCAGAAAGAAGAGAACAAGCTGCTTTAGATTATGCCAGAGGTGTAGAAGAAAAAAGACAGATTCTAGAAAAGAGGTTTGAAAAAACTGATTCTGAATATGTTAAAAAGTTTGAGACAAGTATCAGTTCAGGTTTAGAGTCAGCGCAAAAAGAATTAGCGTCGGCAATCGAAGCTGGTGATGCAGCGGCTCAAGTTGAGGCGAACAAAAGAATTGCAACTCTTGCTTTTGAGAATGCAAAACTAGAGCAAGCCAAAGCCGGTAGAGAAGAACAAAAGGTTGAACAGCCTGTGTTATCTCAACCACCGGTTCAAACAAGACAAGTGGATGAACCTATTAATCCCGATCCTAAAGCTGAACAATGGGCCTCTAATAACTCATGGTTTGGTAATGATAAAGCAATGACTTATACTGCTTTTGAAATACACAAGGATTTAACGGAAAAAGAAGGTTATGATCCAAACTCAAACGAGTATTATGCAGAAGTTGATAAAAGAATAAGAGTTGACTTTCCGCATAAGTTTGGTACTACTGATAATAAGCAACCGACCGCCCCTGTTCAGACAGTGGCTTCTGCTACAAGAAGCGTAAAGCCTGGTCGCAAAACTGTGAGACTCACATCTTCACAGGTAGCAATAGCTAAAAAATTAGGTGTGCCACTCGAAGAGTACGCAAAACAATTAAAACACGTGAAGGAAGGAGCGTAATATGGAAAAAGAAAACAAAAATACTTCATCTCGTGCGAACGACACACGGTCAAAATCTGAGAGACCTAAAGTGTGGGTTCCACCATCTTCTCTAGATGCACCCCCTGCACCTGATGGATTCAGGTATAGATGGATAAGAGCAGAAAGCGTTGGCTTTCAAGATACTAAAAACGTAACTGGAAGAATAAGAGAAGGTTATGAATTAGTGAGATCTGAAGAAGTCGAAAATGCATCTGATTATCCAGTCCTCGATGAGGGCAAATACAAGGGAGTGATTGGGGTCGGTGGCCTTTTGCTTGCAAAGGTACCAACAGAGATCGCGCAACAACGTCAAGATTATATGTCTAACAGACATAAACAAAGAGACGAAGCCGTAAGTAACGATCTTATGAAGGAGCAGGATAGTAGAATGCCGATCAATGTTGAAAGGCAATCTCGTGTAACCTTCGGTGGTACGAAAAAATAATTTTTCAAATCACTGAATTTAATAAACCGTACTGGAGGCCCCTTGGGGCAGGTACATAAGGAGAAACAACTATGGCAAATAGAAACACACAAGGTTTTGGTTTGATTGCTGCAGGTGCGCTTGGATCAACTCCAGCCACTTCAGGTCAAGGCAAATACAAAATAGATGCCGGCTATGGAACTACATTATTTCATGGTGGCGCTGTTGCTTCTGCTGCTGGTTACATTGTTGACGGACAAACAACTGATGCACCTATTTTAGGTGTATTAAATGGAATATTCTATAACGCGGCTACAACTTTAAAGCCGACGTTTGCGAATCATTACGTCCAAGTAACACCAGCAAACTCAGAAGATATCGATGCATTTGTATTCGATAACCCAACACAACAATATGTAGTAGCAACTGATGATGCAGTAGCACAAGCTGGATATTTAGAAACGTATGACATGAACACATCGGCAGGTAGTACAACTACTGGTCAGTCTTCAGCTACACTAGATATCGGAGACACAAGTGCTGATGCAGCTTCATGGAGATTATTAAGATCTGCTGAAGATCCTGAAAACGATGAAAATGCGGCTTTCAGATCTGTAGTAGTGGTTGCTAATCTTATTGAACTACAAAACTAAGCTAGAATAGGAGAACAATTATGGCTATATCACGATCACAACTAGTTAAAGAACTAGAGCCAGGTTTGAATGCACTATTCGGCCTGGAATACAAACGTTATGAAAATCAGCATTCTGAAATTTATAACGAGGAATCATCTGACAGAGCTTTTGAAGAAGAAGTAATGTTAAGTGGTTTCGCAAACGCACAAGTAAAAGGTGAAGGTTCTGGAGTTTCATTTGATGAAGCACAAGAAACTTTTACTGCTAGATACACTCATGAGACTGTAGCTTTAGCATTCGCAATCACTGAAGAAGCGATTGAGGATAACTTGTATGACAGACTTGCGTCTAGATATACAAAAGCTTTAGCAAGATCTATGAGCAATGCGAAACAAGTAAAATCAGTAGAACCACTGATTCAAGGTTTACCAACAACAAATAACTTTGATTCAGGTGACGGTGTTAGTTTATTTAACACAGCTCACCCAACGGTTGCTGGAACTTTCGCAAACACACTAGCTACTCAAGCTGACCTTAACGAAACATCGTTAGAGCAGTCTATGATAGACATCGCTCAAATGACGGACGAAAGAGGTTTGAGAATTGCTGCTAGAGGAGTAAAAATGATTATTCCTTCTGAGCTACAATTCACTGCTGAAAGACTGATGAAGTCTCAAGGTAGAACTGGAACAGCTGACAACGATATCAATGCAATCGTATCTATGGGTATGGTTCCTCAAGGTTATAGAGTGAACAATTACCTAACAGACTCAGATGCATTTTATATCTTAACGGACATTCCTAATGGAATGAAAATGTTCAATAGAGCACCATTGACAACTGCAATGGAAGGCGATTTTGATACTGGAAACGTTAGATATAAAGCTAGAGAAAGATACTCTTTTGGAGTTTCTGACCCTAGAGGTATCTTCGGCGTTGAAGGTGCGTAATTAATACTTTTTATGAGGCGGCCTTAAAACCGCCTCATTTCTAAAATAGAAAGAAAAAACCATGAAACAATTCACAGTAAAAATATGGGCATATGATCATTACGCAAACTTCAATGTTTATGCGGAAGATAATGCTATTTCTCTTGAAGAATCAATCCTTGACAAGTTGGGAGAAAAGAGTATAAACTGGGAATATCTCGGGAACAACTATAATAACGAGATAAATCGAATAACTTATGAGGAGGTTATTGATGATACAAGACCTATACAAACAAAAAAGGTCCTTGGAGTTGAAGTGGCAACAGGAGCATCTGTCTAATGATAGATAC